TTAGTGGCAACGCCTTTGCCATCCCAAACAGACAGCCGCCTTCGGGCGGCTGTGTGTTGAAACCAAGTCAGAAGCGTTGCTATTGAAGAAGCGTTTGTAGAGACAGCCGCCTTCGGGCGGCTGTGTGTTGAAACACGCTAACGGCCAAAATACACTCTGCCCGTGGGCAGACAGCCGCCTTCGGGCGGCTGTGTGTTGAAACCCCAGTCGTCTGCGTTGTATGTGCCGGATGTGATATACAGCCGCCTTCGGGCGGCTGTGTGTTGAAACAGGATTACGATATTCCCGAAGGCCACTTTCGCGTGACAGCCGCCTTCGGGCGGCTGTGTGTTGAAACTGCCTGCATCCGGCCTTCCGCTTCCGGCTTGGCTGACAGCCGCCTTCGGGCGGCTGTGTGTTGAAACAAATCTTCAACAGAGAAATTCTCATTTCCGCTCATACCACAGCCGCCTTCGGGCGGCTGTGTGTTGAAACCCACCATGCACCCAACACCTTACATTGCTGTTGCGAACAGCCGCCTTCGGGCGGCTGTGTGTTGAAACATGTAGGGTAAAAGTGATCTGGTCAATAAATGCGACAGCCGCCTTCGGGCGGCTGTGTGTTGAAACTTCTTGGAATGATTTTGGTGGCGGCACCTCCATACACAGCCGCCTTCGGGCGGCTGTGTGTTGAAACTTCTTGGAATGATTTTGGTGGCGGCACCTCCATACACAGCCGCCTTCGGGCGGCTGTGTGTTGAAACTTCATCTCATCAACCACGCGCTGATACTGAACCTGAACAGCCGCCTTCGGGCGGCTGTGTGTTGAAACATTTCCACCTCCTGCCATTCGGCATATTTATTCATTTAACAGCCGCCTTCGGGCGGCTGTGTGTTGAAACAAAGCTGAAAAGGTCACCCTCGGATTTTTCATAAATCGACAGCCGCCTTCGGGCGGCTGTGTGTTGAAACCAAGACAATCTCTTTGAGATTGTTTATATAATCTGAACAGCCGCCTTCGGGCGGCTGTGTGTTGAAACAAAGCAACGGTATTTGTCCAGCAAGCAAAACCTTTACAGCCGCCTTCGGGCGGCTGTGTGTTGAAACTTCCATACGCTTGATTTCCAGCCGGTGACGTTCGGACAGCCGCCTTCGGGCGGCTGTGTGTTGAAACAAAAATCGTTTTTGCCACAGGCACGCCAATCAGTAACAGCCGCCTTCGGGCGGCTGTGTGTTGAAACAACGACACGCCGACCGACATATCGTCTGCCGCCAAACAGCCGCCTTCGGGCGGCTGTGTGTTGAAACAAAAACAGGAACGTTGGAATTTCTCAAGGAAAGTACAGCCGCCTTCGGGCGGCTGTGTGTTGAAACGGTTTATCCGCAGCCAACGCAGACCCGCTGTTGGTACAGCCGCCTTCGGGCGGCTGTGTGTTGAAACCCTAGAATGAATAGAATTTTTGAAGATTTTTTACACAGCCGCCTTCGGGCGGCTGTGTGTTGAAACAGGGCGAAAACCTGCTGCAAGCCGAAGCGGCCACCACAGCCGCCTTCGGGCGGCTGTGTGTTGAAACGGCTTGTCGTATTTGATCCGCCACATTTGGTTCAACAGCCGCCTTCGGGCGGCTGTGTGTTGAAACCGCTATTTCGATGCCGAATTAAACGGCGGCGTGAAAACAGCCGCCTTCGGGCGGCTGTGTGTTGAAACTTAATATTGCCACAGGCACAATCGACAGCAACCCGAACAGCCGCCTTCGGGCGGCTGTGTGTTGAAACTGCATACGGGTAACAACACCGGATACTGCGTCTTACAGCCGCCTTCGGGCGGCTGTGTGTTGAAACCCGTTGCCGGTTCGGCCGAGGGGGCGGAAGTGGAACAGCCGCCTTCGGGCGGCTGTGTGTTGAAACGGCAAAACCGCGATACAGCTTATCGACCTTGCCACAGCCGCCTTCGGGCGGCTGTGTGTTGAAACACGTCATCGGCTGTAACATCGCGCGCGTTTTGTCACCATTTAGCGATTTTTTTGTCACCACCCGACAAACAAACTGGTGACAAAAAATCCGCTAAAACAAACCCCGTTTAAAGATAGGTTAAACGGGGTTTTTAAACGCCTAAAGTTTGTACACCAGATTATCCTCGTATGAGGCATATTTGCTGACCTTAGCCTGCACGGTTAGCCGGGTAGAGTGATCAAATACATGCTAATTATCCAGCTGCATAGACACGACCGCATCAATATAGTCGATAAACTCCGACCGCGTAGAGCTGAAAAACAGATATGGCGGGCGTACAAGATTGACAAGTTTGAGGTAATCAACCAAGCCGAAGCGGCCGTCTTGAGCATAAGCCGCTTGTGTAGTGGATAAATAGGGCGGATCAAGCACCAACAATGCTTGCGGGTCGTCGGAAAACTGCGGAATCAACGTCTCGTAAGACTGGCGGGTTGTCTCCAAGCCGTCCAAGTAGTCATCGGCAACCGGATAATCGGAGAGCGGCAGCTTAAAGTACCACTCGGAGCGATAAAACCTCTCTAAATTTGCCGCTTGGCGGCCGCTAAACAAAAACCAAGATGCTAAAACCACATGGCATTTGTAGCCGTCAAAGCGCTCTATCTCCCCGATTATGACTTGTTTGACGTCATCGGGTATACGTTGCTTTTTGACGTAGCCCGCAAGGTAGCCGGAGATTAAACGGCGTAAACGATTGATGTCAGGTATGGCCTTAACCCTTGCTGCGTAGTTATCAAAATCATTATAGATAACACGGGCATTAGGCTTAACGCGCTTGGCAACATGAGCCAACAGCCCGCTGCCGCCGAACACATCAACAATAGTCCAGCCGGATCCGCTACCGGGTATCTTATCCAAGACCCCTAAATAATGCTTAATAAAATTACGTTTTTGCCCCGCAAAAGGGAGGGGCGCCTTAGCGTGGTACTTAGGCATCATATCGACCTCCGGCACTCTTAAAGGTGCTCGCAAACGGTTAATAATGATGCTCCGGGCACTCTGCTTGATAACTAACGGAAAGTGCTAATCTTTTTGCAACGATGGCACTTGATTTGAATACTGCCGCTGCCTTTAGCCAACAATTTGCCGCAGGCAGGACAGCGCAACTCGCGATAAAAAATCATACTGCATCTACTTAAGTAAGTTATAATCCCCGCCGCTTGTACAAGCAAGGCGGCCTTGATGTCGATGCAGACTTAACCTGCTTTGGCTGGCGTGTCGGTGCTGCGAACACCGGCACGCCGCCGTCCCTCCTTATCTCTATCCCTACACGTCCGCTCCCTCTCTAACGGTCAAATGCACCACATAATCCACATCAATGCTCTCAAACTTGAAATTGGACCGGATTTGTACGCTGCTGCCCGTCAAATTACAGTAATTAAGCTCCAAAAAGCTCACGTTTAAAGACTTGTGCACGATCTGATAGCTCAACTCCGGCTGGGTATAGCTGTTGGCAAACTGTACGGTTGTCCACGGATAACCGCCGTTGGACCACACATCCTGCCGCAAGTGGATACGCTCCATCTTGGGCTTGTTGAGCCGGCCGCGCAGCTGCTGGATATCCGCCTCCAACGCCGCAATCTTGGCCAGCTGCGTCTCCACCGCCTCAATACGCTGCTGCAATTGGGCGACCGCCTCGGGATTGCCGACTTGGTTGCCGGCCAACGCAGCCCGCTGCAACTCGCGCAATTGCGTCTCCAGCTGCTGCACCCGCTGATCCAGCTCGGCAATCTCCGAGCTGCTCACTTGGCCGCCCGACTGCAATTGCCGCAAGCGCTGCTCCAAGTCGGATTGGGCTTGGCGGATCAGCTGTTTGCACTCTTCAATGGCACTCGATTGCGCCTTATCCGCCAACTGCTGCTTAAGGCTGGCCAGCTCGACCGCCAGCACTTCCGCCTGCTGCTTGCCGCTCTCCAAAGCCTGCAATCTGGCCTCCAAGCCGCCCGATTGGGCCAAGGCCGTCTCGACCGCCGCCAATTGTCGGCGGATTTGGCCGACATCGGCATTGCCGGTTAACAAGGCTTGCTGCAGTTGCGTCTGCAGCTGCTGCACCGTATCCAACAACCTTGCCACCTCCGGACTCTCCTCGGCATCGGCCACGGCCGCGCCCAGCTCGTCCAACCGCCGCTCGACGGCGGCAATACGCTGCTCCGCATCCTCCGGCGACAAGCCCGGCAAAATACTGATTGGCGGCTCACCCGCCGACAACAACACCGCCTCACGGCGCACGCTGCCGCCTTCGCCAAGCCGGTCGGATACCGGCGTAACAGACTGGCTGATGGTGACCGTGCCCTTGGCAATCGTTTTGACCACGCCGCCCCAAATGGCGCGCATATCATAATTACCCAGCTGCCACGTCAAGTCATGGGTAAGCCGGGAATCAAACAACACCTCGACCACCTGACCGCGCACCGTCAGCTTAGGCTTAAGCACTTGGCCGCCGTTGCCCGGCACAATATCCATCACCACCGTAGCGCCCCCCACATCGCCCAAGCCCGACAGCACAAACTCAAAATAATGGGTGTCGCCTCTATATAAGTTGAGATTTTTAACCGGCGGCATGATTACTCCTTAAAATGCCCGTGCATATGCCGCCGCACGCGCTCGCTGTTGTACGCACCGCGGCAATGGTCGGCCTGCCAAAAAAACAGGGCATTGACCGCGCACTTGGCCGCGCGCCAACGTCGGCGCGGCTTGTCCGCCAAAGTGCTGTTGCGGTATATGCGGCTGCTTAGCGTCTCGTCGGCAAACCCGCCCAACACCGCATTAAGCAGCTGATCGGCAGCAACAGCGATTTGGTAGGCATAAGCCGTTAAGATAATTTGCAGCTTACGCATTTCAGACGGCCTGCCACTGTGGCGGCGGTCTCGCCGGTGTTAACGGCCGTGCTTACCTGCTTGCCGCCAATCGTGATATCCACCACGCCCGGCGCGGTGGCCGTGCCGGAAAGGGTAACGGTTGCGGTTGCCTGCACGCCTGCGCTGTGGTCGGCAATGCCGATAACGGTCAAATCCAAATAAGGGTTGTTGGCAAATGCTTGGCGCACCATCAAATGCGCCAGCGAGCCTTGCCCGAACAAATCGGCCGCCTCGGCATCGCTAAACAGTTGCACCGGCTCTAAGGCGGGCTGTCTGCCCGCGGTCAGCATGGGTGCAACCATCAATACCTTTTGCGGATTTTGCGGCAAACCTTGCACGGCATTGCGGGTGTTAAATTCAATATACTGCCCGGGCACGCGGATGCTGCCCGGAATCGTGTCAAAATCAATATGGGGCATCATTACTCTCCCTTAGTATTGCGGGTTTTGGTATTTGGGGCGGCATCCTCAACCACCACCAAATCGCCGTCATCAATCATGCGGCGGTAATACAGGCTATTGCCGTCCACTTCCATTGGCTCTTGGCCGATATATTCGTGCGGGTTGTGTTCGGCCGGCACACGCAGGCCGTCTGCCGCCGCTACTTTGATTTTGCTCATTGCTTGTCCTTAATGGTTAGGTTTACAGGGATTTCACCGGTGGATTGCGCGTCGTAAATTCTGCCGTCCAATCCCTCGAAATCAGGCCACGGCTCGCTCAATGTACCCTGATACTTGGTAAAGATATGGTCGGGGTCGTCGGGATTGTCGGTGCGTTCGGGGTAGCGGTCATTTTCTAAGCCACAGGTGTTAAAGCGGATGGCGTACTCAACCGCATATATGCTTACTGCGGCGTTTTGCACCAGCACATGATTAGCAATCGCGCGCACCGCTTTGGGCACCAAGCCGCGGCTATCGGCAAAACCGAGCCGTTGGCCGTCAAGCAGGCGTCGCACGGCGCGGATTAAATCGTTGCTGCCGATTTCGCGGCTATCAATGCCGCCTTGCCGCTGCGCCTGCTCGTTGCGCAGATTACGGGCCGCCACCATCACCACAAATTCCGCCGTATCCTGATAGCGGCTGTGCACGCCGCCGGTGCCGGCAGGCTCAACCTTGCTGCCGCCATACGTTACCCATACCGCGGGCAGCGTATGGATTTGCCCGGCCAAGTCATCGGCCTCGCCGTTGTAGCTTTTAACCGTGCGCACCATGCGCCCCAAGCCCCGTTTCAGACGGCCTGTTATCGCTTGCTCAATATCAGTGATCACGCCCGAACACCTTATTTTTACCGTTTACAAACACAATACCGTCTTCGCCCGCGGCCACTTCTTCGCCGCTGTCATCCACGCCCAGCTGCACTTCGCCTTTGGCCATAGCACGCAGCAGGTCGAGTACGTCGATTTTGTAGCGGTTGCGGATTTCTTCGGTAATCAGCACACCGTTGGCGGCGGTGAGGCGGTAGCGGGCGATATCGCAACACAAGCGCTTGAGGATGGGCGGCACATCGGCAAACGGACGTTTAAACCGACCCAGATACGCATCTATTTCTGCGGTGGCATCGGCCAGTGCCACTGCCGCCACATCCTCGTCGATATAGCCGTCTTGGTTGCGGTCGGTCAGCTGGATAACCTCCAGCTCGCCAAACCGCGCCACCATATCCGCCATCACCGCATAAGCCATGATTTACGCCTCTTTGGTTTGCAGGGCCGGCTCGTCGATAATGCGCTGCCACGCCTCGTCGCCAATCACGGTGCGGTCGATCTCGCGCCACTCGCCGTCAAATTTCTCGCCGGCGCGCCAAAATTCGCGCCCCGATGCCGTGCGCACCAGTCTCTTATTCGGGTTGCCGGACTTAGCAGGCTTATCGGCCTGTTTGCGCAATGCTTCCAGTTCGCGCTCGGCGGCGGCTTTTGCAGATTCGGCAGCGGCCAATTGTTCTTGCAAGTCGGATAGTTCGGCCTGCGCCTTATCCAGCTCTTGCTTGAGCGCCGCCTCGACGCTCAAGTCTTGCGGGTCGGGTTGGGTTACAGATGCAACGGGGGTGTCTTTTTTTGGGCTTGCCATAGTCAGGTCTCCGTTCAGACGGCCTTTAAAATAGGTTTAAATGCCGTCTGAAAAATCAAGGTTGGTTTACAGGTGCACCGATACGTGCAGTTTCAGACGGCCTTTAAAGGTGTTGGTCGTACCGTTGATTTTTTCGGCTTCCAACAGTTCGCGGGCGGTCTCTTCCAGCTCGGGCGGCACCACCAGCAGGCTCGGTGTAATGTTGAGGTTATAACCGCCGTTGGCCTTGACTTTGCGCATGGCCACAATGATTTTTTGCAAATTGGCCTTGTTTAAGGTCAGTTTTTCAGCCATGTGCGCCAGCTGCCATAAGCCGAAACCGGCCACACAGCGGCGGCGGGAGCCGTAGAGGTATTGATCCTCCATAAACACCTTGTCCGATTTAGCAGGGTCAAACTTGTTTTCAAATTCCGGCTCGGTGCGGCTTTGGAATACCAACGGCTTGAGCGTTTTGGTATCGTCAATCACATACCATGTCGGCACATCATTGTCGGTGCCGGTAGTGATGTTTTTGGTGGCCGTGTTTTGACCGGTGCCGTCGGCTTTTTCAAATACCGGGTGATCCGTATCAAAAAAGTATTGGCCGTCATAACATTCGGTGGTTTTGCCTTTTTTGAGCAAACCCCATACCAAAGTGTCGGGCAAGGCCGCGGCAGATTCGCCCATTGCGGCCATCATCGGGCGGTACATACCCACCTGATCGTCCTCAATGTCGGTACGCTCCACGGCAACCGTCGCTTCAAACTTTTTGTTGGTCAGGCTCATGGCCTCTTTGCTCAGTTTTTCAACTTGGCGTTGGCCTACCCATTCGCGCATTTGCGGGAATTTGCCCAGCCACGCGTAAGTATTGGTAGCCGTATTCGACGGCACCGTCATGGCAATGGCCGTATAAGACGGTTTAACCGATTCCAATCCGTTTTGAAATTCCTTGCGGAATGCGGCGGTGAGCGCCGTTAATACTGCGGTTTTATTCATTTTTAGCCTTCCTGTTGTTTAACTTGTTCGGCATACTCGGCATGGCTCATACCGAGCATCTTGGCGGCTGCCTGCTCTTCCGCCGTCAATGCCACCACATTCTCGCCCGGCTCTTTGCCTGCGGTTTGCGTGCCGGCCAAAGCCGCTACCGGCTGCGCGTTTTCGATAAAGCCGGTTAAAAAGGCCAAGCCACCTTCTTGTTTCAGCACGCCCTCCGCCCATGCCTTCTGCGCGGGCAGCAGCTTGCCTGCGGCCAATGCGGCAGTAATCAGCTCGTTGCCTTTATCGGCGTTGCGCTCGGCGGTCAGCGCGGCAATTTGGCTTTGCAAATCCTGCACCACCGACACCGGCGCGTATCGGGTCAAGTCGGGCTGGCCTGCCGGCTGGGCGGACAAGGCGGCGATTTTGCTGTCTTTGTCGGCCAGCTCTTTAAACAGGTCGGCAGATAAGGCAACGTTTTTCGGTTTGGCCGCCAAGATTGCGGTTAACGCCGCCGTAATCTGCTCGTCGCTTGCCTGCGGCAGGCCGAGCAGTTGTTGCAACAACTCTTTCATCGGGGTTTTCTCCGTTTCGGGGTTAAAAAACTGTGCCGACGCTGCCGCCAACACTTCGTCCATGCCGTCCAACGCGGGGTAATTGGTCAGTGCGGCATGATAAATCTTGCGCACATAGCCCTTGGTGTCGTAGCTAAACACCGCCGAGATATAACGGTATTCTTTGGCGGCAATGGCCGCCGCTGCTTTATCCGTCCACTCCACATCGGCAAACAAGCCTTTGGGCGTAAACTCCAGCCAGCGCATCCAACCGGCGGCGGGCGCGGGCTGGCCGTTTTTTTCCTTGTGCAGGGTTTGGTGCTCGTAATCGACCACCAGCTGATTGCGCGAGGCATTGGCCAGCTCCACCACGTCGCGGCCGTTTTCCTCGGTCAGATACCAAGCGGGCACATCGTGGGGGCGGCCGTCAATCGCTCTAAACTCACCGTAAGGCAGCAACTGGATGCGGCCGTCGCGCGGCTGCACCTCGAAACTGCATGCGGCAAGCGTTAATCTGTTTTGAGGCATAGTCCGTCCTCTCAATCGACGCCCTTATTGTGCGTTTCGCCGCGCATCGGTATTAAGCCGACACACTTCAAACCCGCCGGCCGCCCGAATATGCGTTTAAACCCCGTTTAAATTTGCGTCAGATTGATTTCAGACGGCACGCCCATACCAACCCATAGCCCAATAAAAAAACGCGCTAAAAAGCGCGTTTTAAAGGCCGTCTGAAAAATCATTTAATCAGGTTGGCAAAATAATCCTGTACATCGTCCATCAAGTCTTGTTTGTCTTGGTCGGTCAGCGTTAAAAATTCCCGCTGCGGTATGTTCACTTTGCGGCCGCGTCCGGCCATGCCGCCGAAGTTGTGGATGGCGGCATACACCATATTGGTACCGACAAGGGCGGTATCGTTGTCCGAATAGGCAACAACGCTGTCACGCAACCGCCCGCTATCCACCAGCGGTTTACCGTTGCGGTATTTCAGCCCCAGCCATTTCGGTCGGCCGCCTTGGCGGAAGTTGGTATTAACGGCGGCTCTCATTGTTTCAGACAATTTACGCATCAACAAATAGCGGTTGTCGTCCAAACCTTGCCCAAGCCGTTCGATTTGGTTTTGCACTACAAACAGATTGTCTATTTTTATTTCAATCATTGACTTAGATTTATCAAGGGGTTAGTATTTTAATAAAGAGCCGTAACTGCGGGTTTCCTACTGGAAAGGTTAAGCTGGCGTATGCCACCTTATGATCCTGTTCGAATCAGGCAAAGCAGTTTACGGCTTTTTCCATATCAGCTTATATCCTTTCAAGCTTTCTGCTTGCCGTACATCCAACATTGTCCCCGTGTTAACCATATTGGTAACAACAAGTTCTTTTTTTGTGTTGAAATTCAGCAGATGGCTACAAGCGAGATGATAAAAGTTTTAACACTAAGGTTAAACAAGGTTTTAAAATACCTGAATTTATAGAGTAGGTTATTGTTATATTTAGATATATCTGCTCAAATTGGTTTATATGGTTGGCGAGATAGAATACTCAAATGATGTAACGGGATATGAGGGTCAAGCGGATGACGACAAGCGGGTAAGGAGACGGTGATGTGGGTACGGCTTGATATGGACAGGCTTTTGTTGGAATAGATTACTTTTCAAAGTGTCTGCGGCCTTAAAAACGTTGGATAAGACATTCAGTGATAAAGCGTATTTTTAAGGCCGTCTGAAATTTTCAGACGGCCTCTGTTACAGGAAGATAATTTATTTCATTAGATTTTTAATTACGCCCATTACGCTTCGTGAAATAGCGCGTGTAACTTGTTTATTGATTTGGTTTCCGACTGAATCTGCAAGATCGTAGGCGATGCCTTGATTGGCTTTTTTGCGTCCGCCGAACAGGCCGCCTAAGAAGCCGCCGACAACGCCGTCTTTATCTGATTGGGCGGTGTTTGCTGTGGTTTTGGCTTGTTCTTTGGCTGCTTGCTCTGCAAGTTTCTGTTCGGTTTGTTGGGCTTCGAGTTCCATTAAGGCTTCATAGGCGGAATAGTTGTCTACCATGTCTTTATAGTGGCGGTAGAGTAAATCGCTTTGGTATCGGCTGTTACGTTCTTCTGCGGATAAGGGTGTTAAGTTGGATTGGGGCGGAAGAATGAATGAGCGTTCTACCGGTGTGGGCATGCCTTTTTCATCGAGGAAAGAAACCAATGCTTCGCCGACGCCTAATTCTGCGATGGCTTCTACGACATTGATATTCGGATTGCTGCGGAATGTTTCTGCTGCGGATTTAACGGCTTTTTGGTCGCGCGGGGTAAAGGCGCGGAGGGCGTGCTGTACGCGGTTGCCTAGTTGTCCGAGAATGCTGTCGGGTAAATCCAAGGGGTTTTGGGTAACGAAGTATACGCCGACGCCTTTTGAGCGGATCAGGCGGACCACTTGTTCGATTTGTTCCAATAGAGCGGTTGGGGCATTGTCGAATAGTAGGTGGGCTTCATCAAAAAACATGATGAATTTGGGTTTTTCGAGATCGCCGACTTCGGGTAGGGTTTCAAACAGTTCGGCCAACATCCAAAGTAGGAATGCGCTATACATTCTGGGGGAACGCATCAGTTTTTCGGAGTTGAGAATGTTGATTACGCCTTGTTTTCCTTCTGTTTGCAGCCAATCTTCCAGATTGAGAGCGGGTTCTCCGAACAATTCGCCTGCGCCTTCGTTTTCAAGCGTCAGCAGTTGGCGTTGGATGGCGCCGACGCTGGCTGCGGACACATTGCCGTATTGGTTTCTGTATTCGGCTGCGTTTTCAGAAACATGTTTCAAAATTCCTCTGAGGTCTTTTAAATCAATCAGATGCCATCCTTTGTCGTCTGCAACACGGAAAACCAGATTGAGTAATCCTTCTTGTGTGTTGTTCAGATTCATTAGACGGGCAAGCAGCATGGGACCCATTTCCGAAATGGTAACGCGTACGGGAATGCCGGTTTCGCCGAATACATCCCAAAAGCGTACGGGAAAGCTTTGCAGCCATGTATCGCCCAATTGGAATTCTTGAATACGTTCGCCGATTTTTCCGCTGTTGTTGCCGGCAAGTGCAATGCCGGATAAGTCGCCTTTGACATCGGCGAGAAATACCGGAATGCCTTCGTTACTGAATGCTTCGGCCATGCGTCTCAGGGTAACGGTTTTACCTGTGCCGGTGGCGCCGGCAATCAATCCGTGTCGGTTGGCCATTTTTCCCTGTATATAAAGTTCTTTGCCGTGACTGCGTGCGATGGGGAATGTAATCATGATTTTTCTTTCGAACAT